CTTGCAAAGAATCGCAAGTAGCAAAAAAAACAAACAAGTTTGCGATTCTTTGCACTTTTGCGATCCAAGATTAAATGGGGGTGGACGAGTCCCGAGGCACAAATAAAAAAAGGGAAAGCCGAAGCTCTCCCCTTTTCCCAAGGAAACTTGTTTATTTCTTTTTCTTTTCATTAACTTCTTTGGCTATGTTTTTCAAAGATACATTAGCCAAGGCTCTTGCTTTGCGTTGTTCTTTTAAAATGTCTTTGATCGCAACTGTCGGCATTGGTCGACCAGAGGCAATGAAAGCCATTCGCATTGGAATCACTTCAGTATCATTACACTTGGTGCAACAACGACCATTAGAAATAGGGAAGGCATTATGCCCTCCCTCGTATCCATTCGCTTGAACGTCTATTTCGCTAGTACAGATTGAACACTTCATTGTCTTGCTTCCTTTTCAATCTTGTTAAGGTCAACCCCACTAGAAACTTTGGCGAATACTTGAAGTTTTGTTTCAAGCACTCCAATCCTTCTTTCGTGATCGAGCATTGTTTTGTGTTGATCGTCAATGATATTTTTTAAAGTTTGTATTACTTCTAACAATTGACTATTCATTAGTACCTCCCTTTACTGGTTAGAAACTTTGATACATCTTTTAGATTATCAAAAGAAATGTATGCCATTGGCGAACCATTCCTTCTTAAAGTGTATCTATTGCTTTGCTTTTCTAACATTGCATTTAATTGAGTATCTGCAATGTAAGAAAGAACTTTAAAATTATTTGAAATTATTTTCTCCATAACTATTTCCTTTCCTTGTTTAAGTTATAATTAACTGTACTCCCATTTTATCCCATAGTCCAGAACTATCGATTAACATGTTAATTAATTATTCCCACATTATCCAAGGTATCCCCATAAGGGATACCTTGCTTTCGGCTCTGTACGGGCTTCTAATCGCCCTATGCGACCCCCCAAAAGCAACTGGGAAAAGGGTTCTTGATTCGCAGAAAAGTTCTACTACTTCAGTAGAACTTGATTCAGTACAAGGATAAAATAACAATAAAAATAATAATTTTTATTTTATTCTTGTACTGAAGCAAATCAACCGACCTCTTGGAGGTTGATTCTGCGAATCAAGAACCCTTTGGGGTAACTTAGGGCAAAAACAACAAGACTAGCAAAAGCAAAGAGGGGGGAGGGGGTAAATTAGGGGGTACATACACATACATGCACATACATATGCAGGGTTGATAAATTCATTCGGATATATTATCGTTTGGACATGAACCTAGATGCTTTACCCAAAGAGGTGTTACATGAAGTGTTTCTGCTTGAGCAACAGAAAAACAAGCTGGACACCCGAGATATAGCTCAAAAAAATTTCTTAGCGTATGCCCAACATGTATATGAAGGTTTTATCGTTGGGCGACACCATAAAATCATTGCAGAAAAATTGGAGCTAATCGCACAAGGAAAGCTCAAAAGACTTATCGTAAACATGCCACCCAGACACTCGAAGTCAGAGATGGCATCTTATCTCATGCCCTCGTGGTTCTTGGGTCGTAATCCAAAGTTAAAGATTATTCAAGCCACGATGAATACAGAACTTGCCGTGAGGTTTGGTCGTAAAGTTAGGGACTTGATTGCCGATCCAATATACACGGAAGTTTTTCCAGAGACTGATTTAAAGCAAGACAGTCAAGCCGCGGGTCGGTGGGAGACAAGCGCTGGTGGTGAATACTTTGCCGCGGGTGTTGGAGCAGCAATGACGGGTCGTGGTGCAGACTTATTGATTATTGACGATCCACACTCGGAACAAGATGCGTTGTCCTCGACTGCTTACGATAATACATACGAGTGGTACACTTCTGGTCCACGACAGAGATTACAACCTGGGGGAACCATCATCATTGTGCAAACAAGATGGTCAAAGAAGGATCTGACAGGCAGATTATTACAGGCACAAGCAAAGGATAGTATGGCAGATCAATGGGAGATCGTGGAGTTCCCCGCGATATTACCGAATGATAAGTTGTTGTGGCCCGAGTTCTGGAACAAGGACGAGTTGTTAAAGGTCAAGGCATCACTGTCGCCTATGAAATGGAACGCACAGTGGCAGCAGAATCCTAC